TCAGCGACCTGGTGAGTGCCCTCGACATATCGTTCTTCAAATAAAGGCGAACAAAAGCACTCCCGGCCTCGACGTCACGTCTGCTCATTCTTCTTCTCAGCTTTCAGTCGTTCTATCTCCGCGTCAATCAGCGGGTTCGGCGGAACGTACGTCACTTTCGACCACACCCGCACAACGCCCGTTCTGAGGTATGTATCGCTGTCCAGCTTGGCCGCGTTGAACAACCGCCACACATCGAGCGACAGCATACGTCGATCTTCTCTCCGCCCACACGCCATCAGCCACAGGACCCGCAACGTTATTCCTCTGGCAATGATTCCACATTCACCGGCAAGTCGGTGGCAGCATTCAGCGGCTGGGAATCCTGGGCGGAAACAGACCCGCTCGCCGCCAATCGTTCCAAATCTGAAATATCGCCGCCCGCGTCCGTGACCTGCTTCTCTATCTCGGCCATCGCTCCCGCCTTCATGTCCGGCGGCATCTGTTCGATCAGTGACAGGACTTCCGCCAGCATCGGGAGCAGTTCCTTGTTCTCCGTCAGCAGCTTCGCCTCCGTCATCATCTCCTGGCCCGACTTCCTCTTCGTCAAATAGGATTCCATCGCGGACCATTCGCTCAGTGGGAAAAAATCCTTTGCCGCCGCCAGCAAGGCTTGTCGGCCCCTTTCGATCGCTTCGCTGATGATTAGCTTTGAGAATTGGCGGTCAGTCAGGCTGCGTGTTTTGCATTCATCACTGCACGCAACAGCCAACACCTTCACTACCGTCGGTGAATGCGTCTCGATCGCGTGCCATGCCGACGCGGATAAGTCGCCAAGATCCAGGTCAATCTCGGTCTTGATGTCATCCAACAGAAACGCGTCAAACTCAACCACCCATTCGCCACCCTCGGAATCTGTGAACGTTGCCATATTGCCTCCAGTTGTGAAAAAAGGGAGCGAGGTCAATGACCGACGCTCCCACGAAACACCCCGCACCGTTATGGCGTTGCGTCAATACCGGCCACAATGAACAGCGTCGCGGCAGACGTGCTGTCATGGCTGGTGGTCCCCTTCGTGACTGGATTGCCGGTATACGTGTTGGTGTCGCCACCGCTGATATTCAGAACCTCATCCAGCCCGCCATATGCCGTCTCGTGCACCAGGTCCACCTCGCGAATCGTGACGGAGCCAGAATCTTGGAAGTCGACATGCGCCTTCGCGCTTGTGTCACTAGCGTTGCGGTAAACAACCGCAATCATCTTGGCATTGTCACCATCCAGATTCAGCGGGTTAATCGCCGTCTGGGTAACGACCGTGATGGCGGTTGACAAGGCAGGCAGCACATCACCGGCGCCTCCTTCAAGCGAAATGTCCCCACCGCTCGTGCTGGCGGTCATTCCATACCGCACGCCGGCTGCCCAGTACACGTCGACCGTCGCGGAATTCGCGATCGTATGTGCCGCGCCAAGATTCGCAAATCCCGTATTGTCATCCGTCCGCTCGTCAAGCGTTCCGCTGTTCGCCGACGGTACGGCTGCCAGAGTGATCTCATAGGCGGATAGACTGTCGTACGAAACCTCGGCCTCATTCGCGTCGAACGCATACCCAGGAAACACGAAATTATTATTAGCTTTTGCGCTAGGCATTGGTGTTCTCCGTTATGGCGTCGCGTCGATGCCGGCCAACACATACAGCACGGCGGCGGCTGTTACGCTGTCGTGACTCGCCTTGCCTTGCGTGACTGGATTGCCGGTATACGTGTTGGTGTCGCCACCGCTGATGTTCAAGATTTCATCGAGCCCGCCGTTTGCCGTCTCGTGCACCAAGTCGACTTCCCGAATCGTGGCTGCACCTGAATCTTGGAAGTTGATGTGCGCCTTCGCGCCTGTATCACTAGCGTTGCGATAGAACACGCCGATCATTTTGGCATTGTCACCATCGAGGTTGAGCACCGTGATTGACGTTTGTTCGACCACCGTGCAAGCCGTATCCTGCGCCGGTAGATCATCACCAGCGCCACCGTCAACAGTCACGGCATTGACCGAGACCGTGGCGGTCATCCCGTACCGTACGCCGGCTGCCCAGTACACGTCGACAACTTCACCTGTCGTGATTGAGTGCCCGGTAACGAGCGTGGCAACACCAGTATCGGCATCAGTTCGCGTCGTCAGCGTGCCGACGTTTTGCGGATCGACAACCGCTAAGGTAATCTCGTAGACCGCAATGGAATCGAATGACACCGCAGTCTCGTTCGAGCTGAACGAATACTGCGGGAACCGTATCGACTTCAAATGTTGAGCGGAAGGCATGGCCCGCCCCCTTGTTGGTTAGCGGGTTAGCCGACAGCCCAAGCTCGTGCGTCGTCGTCAGTCGGGTGACAAGTAAACTCGATCTCCATGCCGCCGGTTAGCGGCCCCGGAGAGTTCATCTCAAAGTAACAATCGCCGTCAAACTCAGTCTCACCGCCGCTATAACGAAGCACCTTGATTGCCCTCGTGGTTCCGGTTCGCTCGGCGGCAATCAGTGCGGAGATAACGGCGTCACCATCGCGGTAGATATATTTGAACGAGACTTCAGTTGCGAGTTGCACGACTTGTTCAGTCTTTTTCGGCAGAGTCGTCCCGTCACCCCGCGTGGTCGTCTCGGCGAACTCCTTTGGCGAATTCACGTCGATATCAGTGGCGTACTCAATCAGAGTTGCGGCAGCCGTTCCGGCATTGCCGTAATAGATCATCCGTTCCCAGCCGGCTCGTTTTTTGGCCATCTGTCTAGCCTTTCAAAAATAGGGGCCGCGATTGACTCGCGAATTAACGCGACCCCTTGGTTGTTGCTCTGTCAGTCTCCAATTGAGCCGGCCCATTCGCCGGCGAAACGGTGTAGGTTTGCTTCCAGTGCCGGGAAGGCAAATGGCCGCTTGGGGTACTTTGTTTTGTGGCGGATGCCGCCGAACTCGTGGACTCGCCCGACATCTCCAACGACTGATTCACGAGGACCAATCACCGCATCTTCCTTCGTGGCGTGAAATACGACGGCACGGCGAAGAGGCACGCCTTTGTGTGTGTGGGGCGGTGATCCTGTCTTCGATGGTCCTTCCGCTTTGAGAAGCGACTTCCGCATCCACTCGCGGATGCTCGATGCGGCGTGAAAGAAACTGTCGTACGCTCCCTTGTCAACTGCTCGCTGCATCTTCCGCTTGAAACCCGACTTCTCCAAAAACTCAGCGCTGATGAACTGGCCACCCTTGAAGAACTTCCCGCCAATGGTTTCGCCACCAGCTTTTGCTCGCCTTGTAGCCATGACCTACACCGTGTCTCGCTCTGACGGTAAGTCCTTGTCAACCTCGAACTGCAGCCGCACGAACCCGAAATACTGCCGCAACTCCCGCAGCATTTTCTTGTTGTACGTCCCCAAAATTCTCGTGCTCTCCCACCTGGCGGAATCGTAACTAGCCAATCGGTCGACCATGAAATGCTCCGCGATCTCCTGAAGTAGCAGCACCATGCCGTCTATCTGGACTCGGTCAATCCGTCCCTTATCCGTCGTTTGTTTCGTCGGGCCAAATCGTTGCCGTACGCCGATATCGATTTGGATCGTGTGTTCCAGGCTTGCCCTTGAAGTGGCATCCGTTTCGGTGTAGCCCCGCTGCGTTGGCACGACATCGACAGAAAGCTTGTCTTCCTCTTCGAGTTTCTCCGACCAGTCGGCCCATGATCGTTTCGCGTTAAACGTCTGGCTGAAAGTGTTGTTCGTCTTGTCATTCAGCTCGCTAACGACCGCGTTCGCAACTTCTACTATGACGGCAGCCATCACACTGCCCCGACTTTATTGGTTTTTACGAGCCACCGCAGACCGTCCTCGTCATACCACTGAAAATGAACCACCTCATACTGATACTCGGTGCCGTTGACGGTCTCGCGAATTCGATCACCCTCTTGTGGTTTTGTCGCTACCGTGTTGGATGTGTAGTTCGCGAGGTCGAAGACGTACCATTTCTCTTCAACCTTGATCGATGTTCCTTCGTCCTCGTCGTCATCCATCCCGAACGTTGTGGTGGCATCCTCTTCCTTCTCGACCACCGCCGTCACTGCCGCGTCAGTCGTCGCACCGCGCTGCACCTGGACCGAAACGCCGAACAACGTCCGGTCCTGTGCGTAGGTGTTCGCAAAGGCAGTATCGGCAGTCGAAGCCATCGGGTAGTCGTCTCCTATGTCGCGTTGGCCACAACACTGAACGTGAATGACGGAGCGTCCGCACTGGTAACAACCCATCGGCAACGGTACTGGTCGCCAACGATATTTCGCACGGCAGCGGCACCCAACGCAGCCCCGTTCTCGAACTCGGCAGTCGCCACATCGGCGTTTACTTTCGTGCGGAACAGCTTCACGCCACCGTTGCCGAGGATCTGCGTAAAATGGACGATGTCCACCCACTTGGTCCCGTCGAGGGTGGTCTGCACGTATACGTCGATCTTGTCACCCGCAGCGGTAGCGGCGGCCGTCACGTCGAGTTGAAAGAACAGAACCTTGAAGCCAGCCAGGATCTTCTCAACCGGCGTGCTCCCCGTGCTGGTAGCTGTGCGGGCTGCGGAGGCAAGCAGCACTTGATTGACAGCGATTGCCCGGCCTGGGTAGGATTCTGGACTTTGCATTGTTCGCTCCACGTGACGGCCGCTTACCGTCCGTCGGGTAATTGGCTACGCACCGTAGGCCCACTCGTACTGCACCCCGAACTGAGCAATGGTGATTGACGGTACGCCGGTTCCGCTTGCCTTTTGCAGCTGAACGTACGGCTGCACGTTTTGGCCGGAAGAAACATCCGACATGTCAAACGTCGTGCCGTCCGCCACTCGCGCGCCATCGATGTAGAATCGCACGTCAGCCAGGCCGTTGGTGAAGTCAAGCTGAAACTTCTTGTAGACCGCGGCCAGCGTCTCACCGGTTGCGACATCCACTTGCTCGTTGGTCACATCGTCCGTCTCGACAACGACAGCCGTGGTGGAAGCCGAACCCTCCATGCGAAACCATGCGCTCACGCCCACGGTATCGTCCGTGTCGTTCTGCGCATTAGCAGCGCCGAACACCAGCGTCGTGACCGAGTCGATGCCGGCCACCTTCGCGATCCACCACAGGTGTTGCAGCTTGGCGAGGTCGTACGGCAGCACGTCGCCGCAATAGAGCGTGACAATCTCAGCCTCACTGGTCGCCGCAAGCGTGAGCTTTGCCGCGCCTCCATCCTCGGTAATACACAGATACGTCGGCGTACCTGCCGAGGACGTATCCTTGATCTGCCATCCGTCGTAGGACGTGGTGGTGAATGCCTGGGCGCGGTCGAAATTGTCAATCTTGGTCGTGACACCTCTGGAAACTGTCATTGTCGAACCTTTCAAAAAAACGGGGGCACGTGCGGCGCTCGCACGAACCCCCGAAAAAGGCTCGACGTTTTCGGCGTCTCACTGGCGATCAACCAGCTACGCCCTTATTGCTGGCCGTGCGAAATTGCACGGCCCCCTCTGGGTTTGTCTGCCGACTTGAAAGGGCGTCGGCTCTCCCTTGGTTAGTTACGCTCCGGCATGCTTTTGTAAACCACGATGGTCGATTGCCTTGGCGGCAAACGTCTGAATGATGCTGAAGTTTTGCGACAGCGTCTCATCATCCCGCCACTCAACCGTGACGGGCGTCTCCTGCCCGGTCAAAAACGTCACTTCGACCGTGTCGACGCGTCCTGGTGATGCGAAGAGGTACCAAGCGGTCGAACTGTTCGCATCCAGCAGCGGCTCGATAACAGGCGTCAAGTTGCCGGCGATGTTAAACGCCGTCGAGTTGCTGATTGCCGGGTCGCTGGGCGACATGACCAGCTGTAAGATCGTGCCCTCCAATGCAGCCGGCCCCACAATGAACGCAGGCGCGAGGTTCAACACGTCCGGGCCTTCGTTGCCTTCGGCGTCGTTCAAACCTCGCATCAGCCGCATCAGCGATCGCAGCGTGTTGACCGTCGACACTGACGGCGAGCCGGCTCCAGTCGTCAAGTTCTTGCGCTTGCGGTTACCGGTGACTGCCGAGAATAGCGACTGCGCGTCGCTCATCGTCGGGTTACCGGTGACCTGCGCCCAGAAATTGGCGTTGACGGTTCTGCCTGCCGCGTCGCCAAGCAACTGAGGACGGCGGCTCAAGGCATCCAGATCGTCATTCACCAAAAGCCGCCACGAGAAGCTCAGTGTTTCCGCCCTCGCCTCGACTGCGTAGGTTTCCTCTTGCTCCGATAACTTCGCTTTTTCCGGAGCCGTGTTGTCAGGCCAGACTGGCAGGTTTGCCGCCGCGCCCAACGAGATGCGGCGAATTGTTTTGAAATCCTGCACGCTCGCCGCTTGACGACCAACAGCCCGCCACGTGGCTGGCGATTCTTCATAGCCAGCCAGCAGGCTTTTGTTCACCGCATCTTGCGTGATGGTCGTCAAACTGCCCGTTGTGTGAATCGCCGCGTCGGCCCGAATACCCGCCGCTTTGTGAAAGCCGAGTGCGGCCTGCGCGATCTGCGGACCCGTCATTCGGCGGATGTCCCGGTCAGCGATGCCGTCAGCAAGTAAGCACTGCTCGGCGATCTTCAGCAGAGGCATTTGCGAGAAGTCATCCCACCCCTTGGCCCGATCCTTCTCGGGTAAGTATTTATCGACTTGTGACGCCGTGAAGTTCGTCAAGCACCTGGCCAGCAATCCATCTTTCAGCGCCGCAATGTGTCGGTCGCGTGGCTGTACGTCGGAAGACGTCACCGTGAAGACCTCCCCGTCATGCTTCTTGGCATACTCTGCCTTGGCATCGAGGACGTGCTTGTGCATCGCATCGGCGCCGTCGGCCTGCATGTCGTAGCAGGTGGCCGCCAGTTCACCGGGAGCATGGTCACCTAGGGCCAGTTCGATCGTGGCGTCAACGTCCTTGCGCCACTGTAATCGCTTCTCGGCCTTGGCCTTCTCGCGATCGTCCCATAATTTCATCATCTCGTCAGCGGTCAGCCCCTTGGCTGTGTCATCCACCGGAGGATCTTTCACGACCGACGCGGGAGTCATCACCTTGTCGAAGTTGGCTTGCACTTCCAGCCACTCATTGGCTTTCTCGTCATTGAGATCCTCGGACATGCCAGCCGCGACGCACTTGGCCCGTAGTTTTTTGTTCATTTCTGGGTCCTTTGCAGAAGAAGTTTGCGAGCTGCTGCCCGTCGAGTTGTTATTGTTGGTCGCCACCAGGTCAGCCGTGGCGCTGATTGCCAAAGAGGTCGGGGCATCAATACCCGCCGCGAATGCCGCGATTGTATTTTCGGCCCATTCCAGACGCTCGCCGGTTAATGACGTCAATCGCTTGCGTGACGAGTCTTCTGGCGTAATGTCTGGCGTAATGGTCTTGGCCTCGTCGATCGCGTCGACGAATCCATGCTCCAGCGCTTCCGCCGCCGTCATCCAGTTATCGAATGCCAACATCTCCACGAGATCGTCGTCGCTGATTCCCGTTCGAGCGGAATACGTCAACCGAATAAGGTGATCGGCATTGTCGAGCAGTTGCAAATACTGCCGCATCTCCTTGGCGTTGCCTCGTACACCGCCGGACGCCGCGTGAATCATGAAGTGAGCGTTCTCGCTGATGCGGATTTCGTCGCCCGCCATCACAATCATGGTTGCCGCACTGGCCGCCACACCTTCAATTTCGACTGTCACACGGGCGTCGTGCTTGACGAGCATGTTGTACATTGCCGTCCCGTCAAACACGTCACCTCCGCCGCTGTTGATCCGCAAGCGGATTGTATTGACGTCACCTAGCGAGTCGAGAATATCACTGAACGCCTTGGCGGAAGTGCCATCGCCCCACCAGTCCTCGCCGATCGTGCCGTACAGTAGAATTTCACCCTCGCCATCTTTTGCAGCGGCCGAAATCTTAGACGTCGATCGCTGGCCCGCTCGCTTGGTGCGTTGTGCAGCGCTGGCCATTGCGGTCGGGCGGGTGAATACGGGGCCGTGAGCGGTGGGTAGTTCCATCTTCGCTTTCAGTTCCTCTAGCCGTAAAGCTGCTCGTCGTACAGCCAGAGCAAGCTGTCGTGAGGCATACTTCGCATCGCGTTTTTTGTCGTCATCCATGTCGCCACCTATGCCAGCTTGAGTTTGGCCGCCGTCGCATCGTCCTGCTGTTGTTCCGTCTGCTCCTCAAACGCGAACCCGGTCAACCTCGTGCTTTCGAACGTCGTCGCATCGTCCTGCTGTTGTTCCGTCTGCTCCTCATCAGGTGCCGCTTCCTTTGATGTCTGAGCATCGATCTGGACGATACCCAGAGCTTGCTGCCAGACGTCGTCAGGCACGCCAAGGTCCTGCGCATACGCGATGAATTCCTGAATCTCCTGGAGAATCTCACGCCAGTCGCGGCCGATCTGTGCCGCCTCACGCTGCGGGCTACTGTTCGCATTCTGCACCCGGTTCGTGGCTGCCTTGGCGTCATCCTTCGGGTTGATCGATCGTGCAACCGGCCCCTGCCAGTTGGTGATGAGATAGTCTCGTCGCCGAGTGTTGAAATCAGCGAGGGTAAATCCTTCGATACCGTCAAACAAACCAGCAGTCGCGGCGGTGATGATCACTTGCTCGTAGATCGGCTGGCAGAACCCGGACGCAAACCAGTCCTGTAGGTCTTCCAGTTCCGGCCATGCGTCGTTGTCGGCCGATCGCTCACTGGAGAAACTCGAATTGCGGTAGTCGCCCGTCAGCGTGCTGGTCTTGACGCCCGGCATCCCGACGGCTTCGCTGCGGATCAGGTGAGCGAGGAACCCTTCGGCGCTACTGTTGGGTCGGTTCGAGCTAATCATTTGCAGCTCACCGCTCTCGCCCAAGTCCATGAACATGCCAGGCTGTAAACTGGTGATTGCGTTGCCGTCCGTATCGGTCAGGTCGTAGTCGGCGTCTGAATTCGCGAGCCCAAGCTGTGTCTGACCACCAGAGCGACGATAGCCGGCGACAACACACGCGGACATCTCAGCGGCCGTTAGCTCGCTGCCTTCGTAACTGCGGCGGTCATCCATCGTCAGCAGTGCCGCGCCCAGCCACGGAGTCCCGAGTAGTTGGTCGATATCCTCTTCGGCGAACAAATGAACAATCTCAGCGGCCGGAACCTTGGTCGAATCCTCGGTCTCGTCGCCTTTAAGGATGTGATACGCAACCGGCCGCCCACTGGCGTCCAGTTCGACACCGTAGAACTTTCGGTTGCCGTCATGCACACGCTCGTCGAGTCGATCACTGTGGACCAGTTGGATTTGCAACGGCAGTAGCAGTTGTTTTTTTCCCTGCGTCGCACGGTCCAACGGCTGAAATCGCAGCATTACGGATCCTGACAGGACAATCGACTTCAGCGCCGTCTTGTTCAGCGATGTCAGGTGTTGCCCGCCCCGTCCTGGCTTACCGCGAAAGTCAGCCTCAGCGGCGAACTCGGCCCAAATCTGGCGGGCTCGCCTGCGAAACTCAACGTGTGGCGTCTCGTCAGGCAAGAGCGTCTGGGGTTGCGGCGAGAGTCCTCGACCGATCACCTTGGCTTGCAGTGATCGGATAATCTTGCGGGCCTGCGGGTTGTTGCGGAACAGGTTCCATGACCGCCACCGCATGGTCTTGATCTGCTCGCGAGGCAAATCGTTCTCGTGTGCCGAGCCCTCGATGCGGTACGTTAGCCGGTTGTTTTTCCCAGCGTCATACCCGCCAGCGTTGCGGCCAGCGAGCATCTTGCGCATTGCCTCGTGATCGGTCGCGGACGCTTTAAGTTGCTTGTGAACTGACCGCCACTGAGTACGGCGCGCAGCCCAGCGCGGGGATACAATGCCAATCAGGTTGTCGATTGCGGTGTTGAGCATGCTAGGCCGGTCTGCGAATCTGTCCCACGGAGGCCATCGAGCCGCTGTTGGTGGCGCCAGCGATGCGGGCGATGAGCGATTCTTCACGCTTGGTTAACTGGCTTAGCTGAGCGTTGAGCATTCGTCGACCGCTCGCCGTCTGCCACTCTTGGGCATCGAGACAGCGGTCAATCGCAGCTTCAACTGCTACCAGTTTCTCCGCGTCGGTTGTCGCCATACTTGGAACGTATGGCTAGATGCGGAATAGAAGATATGCACAAAATAGACAAATGTGCATAACGTGCATTAGATTGGCATGAAAAAAGGCCGCCACGTGAAGTGACGGCCTTAAAGTGACCACTTCTACGACGACGGCCCGAGTTGGCGGCTGAGAGCTTTTCACCTCGCAACGTTTCAGCTTTCAAATGACCACTTCTACATGCGTCGGTCATCTCCGTGAGCAACTGCCACACATTCCTCGCAACGTTTCAGCTTTCAAATGACCACTTCTACACGGATCACCATAGCAACTTGTTCGCGGTCCTCGTCCTCGCAACGTTTCAGCTTTCAAATGACCACTT